GTATCTTGTTTGTCTACTCCGGGGGCAAATTTAATTGACGTTAGAGCCATTGTTTAGCTCCTATGTTGCTTTACTTAAATAATTCCAGCCACAAGTTGCATCGGTATACACCAATGTAACTGACATTTTATTTGTGGTTAAATCTAAATCAGAGGCAAGATTTAATATGTTTTTTCCATTTCTACCGACTGTACATTTATTCGAGCCAAAATAATTTCTTACATCTATAATTGTCACAGTATCCCCGGCTTCTGGAGAAGCAGGTAGATTAACTGTTACCACAGCTGAAGTTGTGTTTACAAAAATTTGATCTCCGGCCACGGCTGTATAAGGACTATAAGTATTATCAATATAATAAACACCGTTTTTTAATACAATTACTTTAGTTTCGCTACCATCAGATCTACAAAGGTTAACAGATTTATTAGCAATTTGTGTTGTTGATGAACCACCCGCTGTTAATACTCCTAAAGTATATTTATTAGTACCATTTCTATTTGTTTGATCATCAATAAACCAAACTCTATTAGCTGTGTTTGGCATTGTTAAAGTTCTATTAGCTGCTAAAGTGCCATATAATCTAAGGTAAACATTTTTACCATTAGAAGTAGCTCCATCTGTTAAAGCTAATGTTACATCAGCTGCCGCCATATCAATAGAGGCATAGCCCGTCGCAGCTTGTTCTACAATTTGTAAATTGGTATTAGTGATTCCGCCCCATTGTCCGGCTTTCTCACCTGTTGTTATAAGTTCTAATTTTGTATTTGTACTATAAGTTGATGCCATAATTTTTTAACACTCGTCAATTGCTGTCCAGGTCATTGTTGCACCTGGAATTATTTCACTCCACGTTATCGCAGATACTGTGCCCGTAGACAAGGTAAAACTTGCCTTAGTTGGAACTACAACAGCGCTACCTGATATACTAACACTTCCTGAAGAAATTACAACCTGATTTCCAGTAGCCGCAATCGTCGCTCCGGCACTTACAATAACCGTACCTGTACCTAAAGTAACTTGAGATCCTGTAGGGCTAAGATTAGCATCTCCTGAAATAGTTAAAGTACCAAGCCCTAAAACAACTTGACTTGGTGTAGGAATCTCTACGATAGAATCAGCTGTAATACCAGGGTCTCCAATACTAATAGTTAACGCATTCTTAGTAGCTGAAATCGTTACACTATTGTCTGGGCCCGATGTAGAAAACGGTAATTCTGCAAATGAAGCAAATCCTAATAACATATATAATCCTTAAAAGGAGACAGTGGTGGTATGGTGGTACCCACTGCCTCCATTTAAGAACTATATCACCCTTTAAACCAAGATGGAAGACCTAAATGAGGACGCTTATCAAACAGGTTTTGATCTGCTTTTTTAGAAATTTGGTTATAATGTAGAAAGACTTGAGCACAATCTTCACCTTCAAAAGCTTCTCTCCAGTGCTCTAATTCACATCCCGAATAGATTAGCATATCACCTGGTTTTAAATCTACTTTAATTCCTTTGGCTTGACTTTCTACCATTATTTTTTTGCCATCTGGAATACCCACATTTTCTGTAGGACTTAAATAAATTGGCCATTTATCTCCACCAAGATTTAAGGTTGTAGATATCTCACAACTATATCTATCTTTGTGTCTTTTTAATACATCTCCTTTTTTATAAATCCTTGCATAAGAATACGTAGGAGTTAATTTTAATCCTGTGTGTTTTTCCATAGCAGGTTGAACCCAAGTTAATAACGTTTCCATCGCTACATCCCCATAATGAGAATAAGTTTCAGGAACTTGTTTATCATTCCAAACTCCCCATTCTTCTGTAAATTGAGATATATATCTTTCATCAAATAACTTTCTAGCTACTTTTCTTTTTAACATAAAATATTGAAAAACAAATTTTGCTAGTTGTGGACTAATTGCTTTTTTCAATACCGTATACTTATTCTTTTTAAAATTCATATTAATTTTACTCCTTCTTTTAGTGTTAAATTTCCTACTTTCTTATTAACCCAACCACTTCGTTCAAAATGGCTAGTCTCAGGTAACATTTTATAATACCACTTTGGCTCTGGAAGTTTTTTTAAATTCCACGCATAATAAGAACCATCACTAAACTTACAAACATATCCAGGAATCTTATCGCCACAGTTCTTCATCAGATAATCATATTTTATTTTTTCTATTAAGGAGCCATTATATCTTTCTGGCCCACATTCTCTTTTCTTAAATTCCATTATATAATTCTTGTTTGTCACATCAATGGGATCCATTGGATCTATTGTTTTATTAACAGGGTCTTTAGAAAATACTGAACCATTCAGTTCGTGAATCATTTTAGTTTGTTCGTGGGTCCAACTCATTTCTTTGTCTCCTTTTTCTTCATTGATGTTGTATTAGATATAGATGATGGAACAGCTTGTATATTCCAATGTATAAATCTAAAAGGTTCTAACCCCATATCTACAGGATATTGATGTGGAGTATAACCCGGAATAATTACCATCATTCCAGGTTTAACATTATAATGTACCGCTTCATTCGCAAATGTAATTTTATTTCCATCTTTTTGTGGAAGTCTTGTCATTTGAGCCCCAGGTCTTGGATCGTGTAAAACTGGCATTGAAGTTTTATCACTACATTTTAAAAAATAAAATCCTGAAACGTGTTGATTCCAATGAGTATGGGTATCGTGATGTCCTGCGCCTTTGTGTGAAAATTCTTGAGCCCAACATTCTGTAAAATGTAAACTATGATTACTTATATCAAAGCCACACCAATCTAAAAATTCATAAGAACGCTGACCACAAAAATCTACAAATTCTTTTGCGTTAGGATCATTATTAAATGATTCAGAATGATTTGATAAACCAAAATCTGACAATTTAGCATTAAATTTTTTATCTCTTTCTTTAATAGCTTTAGCCATTACAGTTTTCTTTGTTTTTTTTAAATAGCCATCTGACAATTTTAACATTTTTTTAAGAAACATTGGTGCGTAAGCTGTCCAAATAGGTGTGCTAAAATAAGCAGCACTATCAAATTTAACGTGATTATTACTTCCTTGCATATTATTTAAATGGATAACCTAGATTCCATATGACTAGACTATTCCTCTCTCCTTTGG